GACTCAAATTTTTCTTTTAAGCCTTTAGCATAATCAAGTGCAGCTCTTTCTTTCCTTTCTGCCTCTCTTACCTGAAAAGTTAATTTTTTTATTCTTTTTTGAACTTTATCAGAATAATCTTTTAAACCCTCATCGTCTTCAGGTTCTTCTTTTTTTTCAGGCTCTGGTTCTGGTTCTGCCTGTTTTGTTTCTTGTAAAAGTTCTTTTGCTGTTTTTTCTCCAGTTACGTTATCTTCTTCTTTTGAAACATCTGTGTAACCTAAGTCAACATTTTCTTTTGGAGCAAAAGACTCATCTGGTTCTTTTGCTTCTGGAACATCTACGTTTTGTTCCGCAACGCCATCAGTATCTAATTCAACTTCTGGATTTTTAGTTTCTTCTGCCATTTGTCCTCCTTAGTAATGGTGCAAAATATCGGATGGATCAGATATGGTTGAAATGACTTCATCATCATTCAAAACTCTTACTTCACCACCATCTATTTTGAATCTTGAACCTGCGTATCTACTAAAAATAATCCAATCATTTAGTTTACACCAAGGTCCTTTAGGAAACTTTTCTTTATCAAAATAACAAAGGTCTCCCATTTTTAATACTAGACCACACACAGTGGTCATTTGTATCGTTTCTTGTGTTGAGTCTGCAAGATAAACTCCGCCCTTAGTTTTTTTAGGGCCACCATAAGGTAATACTAATAATCTATATCCTGTTGGGCTTGGTAATTTATCTAGTGTTGATTGTTTGATCGCTTTTGGATCGAGGACTGTTTCAACTTCTTGTCTTGCTTTATAAGCATCTAAGAGTGCTTCAGTCCGTTTCGGTGTCTCCGTGGACTTGTTCATCTATATTCTCCGTTTTTGACAGCAGGTCTTTTATTTCCTGTTGCAGATCTTCTAGTGATCTGATTTGCCCCCTAATATATTGTAGCTCATCCCAACTGTCAACACCATATATAGCGTGTGTTTTACATCTCTCAAGAATTCTTGAAATCATTTTTTGAACAAGTGATATTGTATATGGATCCATTAAAAAGTTTCTCCTTCGTTAAATTTATAATAATTAAAATTTATATTTACTCTCGTGTGTGAGTCAGTGCAGGTGGTGCCTCTATGATACATGTTAGAATCAAATTCAATCAATCTATTTCTTTTACTGTAAATAGTTTTACCACTTTTGAATTCTGTAGCTCCATCATTAGAGTTTATAAAAAGTATGGCTGTCCTACAATCTTTTGTATCAATATGAAATCCATGTCTAACTGTTGAAGGTGTTTTTGGTATGCAGTTAGCCTTAATTCTAAACAAAGATTTAGCTTTTAATTTTTCTAATACAGGTATTACAAGTTGAAAGAAGTTAGACATAATTTGATGTTCTGCAAATAAAATATGACAAAATTGATACTGGTATCCAGGACTACTTAATTTGCTGTCTTCGTCAGTAATTTTGTTTACATAATACCAAGGAAACATATGACCCATAAAATTAGTTTCTATTTTTTCAAAAACATCTTCTGGTAAGAAGTCATCAATTATTTTAAGATCCATTATATTTTCTCATCACTATTTTGTTTTTTCCAACATGCATAGGTTTAACATTTATAAGTTCTCCAACTTTAATACATAAGTCAAATTTAAAAGATTCATAATCATCTAAAATAATAAAACCATCAATTGTTAATCTTTCACCAAAGAATACTAATTCTTTTAGGACGTCAATAGTTTTGTGTGGTCCATCTAAAAAAACTAAATCATATTCATTTTTTATTTGTTTTTTACCTTGATTGTAAATAGGAACTCCATCGTAAAATCTAGCCATAAAGTCATCATCTGACATTTGAAACAAATTAAAATTACTAAAATTTAAAGATTGAAGAAGTGTTAGTTTCATATCATTTGGATAAGTAGGATTTTGACCATCTATATGTTTGATAGTTGAGTCCTTATCAAAATGATCGTAATTTATATCTCCATAAGGATCTATACCTATATGCCAATGATTTTTATCTTTTAATGATTGTAAAATGACTTCTGAGCCCATGCCTAATCTAACACCAATCTCACAAGTTAAAGGATCTGAGTTTTTTATTAGTTTACAGCACTTCTCAAGTAACTCATACTCGATGCTGTCTCCGCCTATCATTTAAATTCTTTTAAAATTTGTAATTTGTCCTCTGCTTCTGCTATCTTACCAATTAGTTTATCACATTCTTCTATGTGTTGTGGATGCTCTCCTATTCCTACAGAATTTTCTAAATAAATTTTTATTGTAGCATCCGCCTCAGAAATTTGAGCATTGTATTTATCTTCTAAAGCTTTAAGAATTGCTTCACGCATTTGTAGACTATAAGAATTTTTTATGATTTTGCAAATGTTTTAACATTAGTTGGTTTACCACCAACACCTTGAGCTCTAGCTCTTTTCCTTGCAACGGCACTCCGCCTCTGGGATTCTGTCATCCTTGCCGCTTTTGCAGCAGGGACGCATTTTGGATAAGCTCTCTTTCGATCCGCTGCTAATTTGGAACGGCCACAAGGTGCGTAGGAACCATCTTTTCGTTTGCTTCCAATATCCACCCATTTTTGTTGAAACCATTTTTTTAAGCCACCTTCTTTGAGGTACTGAATGTTTTTTTGCATTACACTAGATCTTTATAATAATCTGCCATACCGCCTTTAGTAAATTTCATTCCAGATTTTTCTAATCTACCCATCGCAGATTGAGCTCCAGCAGTTTTAGCTACTCCACCCATATTTAAATTTTCAATTTCTTTTTTTAATTCTTCTAATCTTTTTTTCTTTTTCTTTGCAGGCTTGTTATTCTCATCTTTAACTTGTTTTGGTTTATCCTTTTTTTTAAATATGCTTAGAAAACCTGCTGGTCCACCACCCATTAATTTTTTTGGTTTATTAATCATAGCTCCCTCAGCAGCTGGTTTAGGGCCTCTAAAATCTTTTCTTTTTACACCAGATGGATCTTTAATTTTACCCGCACAAATTTTACTAGCATAGGCATTAGCATATGCTGACGGATATACTTTGAATTTTCTTTTAGCTGCCGCTTTACCTCTTGGACATAATTTAGTCATCTATTTTTTTCCTCCATTACGAAATATTTGTGTTCCTTTTATACCAAAAACGCTCGCCACGACAAGGATCCAAAGATTTGTAAACCAGGTCGGCAACGACTGGAAATGTTCAAAGAAAATTTTAATCTTGTCCATCGCAGCCGGATCATCCGACCAGACTCCGTAGGCAAGCACCAGAATGGGCAAAGTGAGTATGGCAAGAACCACTTCATCCTTGTAGTCATTTTGACGAGCTTCAAGAAGTTTACCTTGATAAGCTTCTTCACCTCGTGCTTGACGCTCTGCGTGTAATAATTGAGCATCAGACATTGCAACTTTCGCTTTTTGCTTGTTGGCATAAATCTTACTGCCAGCGTTAATTGCTAATTTTAAGGCACTGAACCACATTCTTAAATTTCTCCTTACGTCTATTACTTAAATAATTTATCATTTTATCGACTGTAGATAAAGCCCCTTGACCATTGATCTTCCATCTCCATGTGTCTTTGTGATGTTGTTTTCTACGTTTACAAAGATACATACAACCCCCAAAAAACTTGTAAAACCTTTGAATCATGTCTTTATCTGTCATTTCCACTGAACATGCGAAGTATTTTTTAGTTTTTAGCTTTGACCAAATACCAAAACTACCCTCACCATCGAAAACACCTGATAAAAAAATTAATTTTTCGTTATCTGATAGATTATCGTAAACCGATGAATTTTTTACCGGTAACTTGTATGTTTTTAATTCCTTTGATGTCAGATTTAGCTCCCGTTTCTCTGTGCGGACAGCCCCCATTCTTCAGACCTTGTGGTTTTGGTCCTCTTTCAGGGGGTGGCCCAGATTTCACTCCACCACTTAATCCTCTTTCATTATTTCTTCTCAAGTTTTTGCCTCGCTATATCTAATCTTTCATCAGACTGTCTGTCTTGCTGACTTAATCTATCATAATCAAATTGTAATTTAGCCAACTCTCTTTGATTTTCTTGTTCTTGTTTGAATTGTACCTCTTCTGCTTTTCTTTGCATGTCCATGGCTCTTAAATCAACTTCTTGTTGTTTAATTCTTACCAATGGATCTTGTTTTTGTGCATTAGCTGCCATTTCACTTTGAACAAGCTCTGCTGTAATCTCTGATGCTCTTTGTGCCACTTGTGCATCGTACATTATTTGAAATTGTTCAGGATCTTGCTGCTGAAGTTGCATCATTTCTGGATTTTGCATCATAGCACTGTTAATTTCTGCTCTTGCTTTGAATGAAATGTGGTCTGACACGTGTGATTGCAGCAATGCATAAACTTGTGGATTGATTTGAACCATTCTTGAGTTCATAAATGCTGTGTGTGCAGCGATGTGAGCGTCATGATCTTGAAATT